GGGACCGACGAAACAATGATACACAATTTGATGAAATCAAAACGGTAGAATGGATTAATAAATACATTGAAGTATACCAACATTCCACGGAAGATGTTGCTATCATTTTCCATGGAGGAGAACCATTCCTAGTTCATTTAGATAAAATCCATTACATCATCGATCATGTAATGCCTGGAGTCAAATTTAATACAACTACAAATTTGATGTATCATCTAACAGATGATCATTTAAATTTGATGAAAAATGTATTTGTTGATGATCGTGGAATCCCATGGATGCATACATCATGGGATTATAAAATTCGATTTAAAACGGATGAACAATTGAAACTATGGGAAAATAATGTAAAAACATTATTGAAATATGGAATTGATCCGATGGTTAATATTGTATTAACCAAGCCACTAATATCTGAAACAACTGTCATGGATCTGATTGAATATTTTTCTAATATTGGTGTATCTCGGATCAATTTCGAACGATTGACGAAAATAACAACACCGGATGAAACTCTAATCCCGGATTATGATAAACAGGACGAATGGTTATGTGAATTTTATGATAAACTCGAAAATCATTTCTCAGTATTCTTTTTTGATGAAATTGCTCGTACATATCATGGTATTTTTCTTGATTATCGAAAACGCGATTGTATGAAAAATGTCATCACCATCAATCCGGATGGAACAATCGCGGGGTGTTTGAATTCTGCAGTATTGGGTGCAGCATTTACAAACATATCGGAAGAGCCGAATACTGCATATGCGAGCAAAAAATATAAATGCCTGCGCACCGCAGAAGCCATTGGTAAAATGAAATGTTATGAATGTGATATATTCAAATATTGTAATGGTGATTGTTATCAAT